CATTGATAAAGGAGAGTAATGCCAGTAATACCAGGAACTAGATACAAGATAGACGATAATGTTATGTTTGAAGCGATCAGCTACTGCCTACGCGCTCAAGAAAGTAGAGATAAGAGAGAGAGTAGGTCGGAGAAGCCGTACGCACCTTTATGGGATCAAACGCGATCATCAAAGAAATACGGTGTAGATGTGCATGTATTGAGATTGCACTTAAAGCGCATTGCTTCTATGCAGACTGATGAAGAAATCCAGATGGATATACCAGACAACAGAAGCGATAAAGAGATGAAAATAGAGGAACTCAATGACACTCTTGAAGACATATGGAAACAACTGTATCAGCTCAAAATGAGGATACGTCAATGGTTATAATGGCTCTATTGAATACCTTTAAGCGAGTATCTTGGTATTTTGCCAGTAAGAAGCATGTTGTTATAACCTATACCAATGGCGATATAGATATATTCCCCACAGCTGATAGTACAGAGATAGATGATTTCTTACAGTTCTTGCAGGATAACGATAATGCTGCTCTCGCCATATTGCTTGGGGGAAGAGTGAAGCTCATAAATTTTCTACTAGTACGCAGTGTTGAGGTTGTTGAAGGTATTATGAATGAAATTAAGGAGTAATGAATGAAAATATTATGTTTTAGTAAGTGCCATAACGATAGTGACGATTGTCTGCGTAAACTAAGGGTATATACCAAGCAAAATGAAACCCTTATAGAAGAATTGAGGGATTCCCGTAAAGTTATAAGCGAGCACAGTAACACTATCACTGAACTCACCTGCCGCTTTAAGCAAGAGAAAGAGTCACTTGAGCGAGAACTGGATAACGTGCGTAGACAATTGGAAGATTGCTCTGCTAATTGTAAATCATCACCGTCTGATGAGAGCTGCTTTGATGAAGAAGAAGAAAATAAAGCGCGATCACAAGACGTAACTATAAAAGATATATTCACTGTTACCCACAATATGGAGCAAAAGGAACGTAAGGCAGCGCGCGATGAAAAGGGAAAAAGAAAGTATACCAAGAGACAACGGTAGTATATGATTGCGAACTTGTTGAGTATAAGGACGGTATCATAAGTAAGATGAAGATAAGGAGTCGTTGGGATGAAATGGATAAGTGTTAATGAATGTTGAAATAGAGATTGAGTTAAATAAATTTCAGTTACGCGATTATCAGGCTCCTATTTGGGATGCTATTGAGAATAAAGGATATCGTAAGGTACTGGCAGTTCTTCCACGACGAGCGGGTAAGGATATCACAGCCTGGAATCTTGCAATAAGACAATGCTTGAAGAAGGTCTGCATGGTATTTTACATGCTACCTGAAAATAAACAGGCTAAAAAAGTTATATTTGATGGCATAACTATAGATTCAGTACGGTTTATCGACTATATTCCTAAGCAGGTAATCAAATCTATTAATAGTCAGGAACTCAAGATAAGTTTCATCAATGGTTCTATCTTGCAGCTAGTGGGAGCAGATAATTGGGACAGTATCCGCGGTACAAATCCTTACGCTGTTGTGCTATCTGAGTATGCCTATATGAAAGATGGCGTAGCTATCATGGACGTTATATCACCTATCTTGGCTGTTTCCGGTGGTTGGTTGCTTTTGGTAAGTACCCCGTTTGGAAAAAATCACCAATGGTATTTACATATGATGGCACGCGAACTTAAAGACTGGTATGTTCTCTTAAAGAAGACGTCAGAGATAAACCATGTGCCCCAAGAAGCACTTGAGGCTGAACGTAAACGTATGAGTCCGGAGAAGTTCCTACAAGAGTATGAGTGTTTTCCTGGCGATATGTGTGTGAAAACTGATAAAGATTTAAAAAAAATAAAAGATGTTGCTATCGATGATCTGGTACTTACTCATAATAATGTTTATAGGAAAGTTACAGCAGTTATTAAAAGGCATTATAAAGGGGAAATCATAATAATTAATGGTGAAACTTTTGATACTATTAAATGCACTCCTAATCATAGACTTTTTTCAGCAGAAGAGTTTAGTTGGGGGTGTGGAAATTCGAAAGAATGGTGTACTTGGATTCGTGCTGATGAGTTATTAGAAGGTGATAAATTATATTTTCCTGAAGCATCTTCATTATCTGCAATTGTTTCTATTAAAACAGAAATTTTCAATGATATTGTATATAACCTGAGTGTCGAGGAAGATGAAAGTTATTGTGTCTCTGGTGCCGCTGTACATAATTGTTCATACGAGCGTGGTGTAGAGGGTACCTATTATGGACGTGCTTTAGAATCTATAAGACAACGCGGACAGATAACCTCTGTGGCATGGGAGCCTGGATTGCTTACCCATGTTGCTATCGATATCGGAGTCTCCGATGCTACAACTCTTATCTGGTTTCAAGTAGTAGGTGAAGGGACAGTTATCCGTATTATAGATTGTTACAGTAATAATGGTGTTGGGTTAGACCATTACGCCAAGATACTCCAGGATAAACCATATCGCATGGGGCAATACTTTGCTCCTCATGATCTTAAGGTGCGTGAATGGGGCGGTGGTGCGATCACTCGCTATGAAAAAGCACGACAATTGGGCATAGATTTTACAATATTAGATCAAATTGGCGTTGCTGACGGTATTGAGAACGTACTTACGCACTTTCCAAAGTTCTGGATAGATGAAACTAACTGCCGATCTCTTATTGATGCCCTTGAGAACTATTACAGAGAATGGGATGAGTCTAAGCGCAAGTATAATGATAAACCCTTAAAGAGCTGGGCGGCACATTACGCAGATGCGCTCAGATATCTCTGCATGGGACTACATAAGACAACAGCGGGACTCAGTGCAGACAAGTTCAATGAGATAAGAAATAAGCATATATATGGCAATAGGCAGAATCCGTGGGATTTCTTTGCCAACTCGGATTCATATAAGAGGTTCTAGATGATACTTGAGAGAATTGAAATATCTAGTCCAAAAATGACTCGTTCTCGATTTGTATATGCACGATCGTATACAGATGTTATAGGTTGTGAATATATGGAATACACAAAACCATGGAAAGAAGACTTAGAGTTTATGGGTGATGATTGGCTTAAAGATTGGCCACATATTGAGAAAGTACTTACTGAAATGGGTGTGAGAATAATAACCGATGAACCAAATGATTAGGACGTTCTAGATGACACTAAAAGAATATGGAGCTAAAAGATACGAAATAATGGTAGATTGTCTCAATGAATGCAAAGATTCAGATACCACTTATTCGGAATGGAATGATATGGTAAAAGATAAAAGTAAGGGATTATGGGAGCAAATTGATGAAAGAGACCGCTATATACTTGAAAATTGGAGTCCATTGAGCACTAAAACACTTAAGCAGCTGAATAACGATGCAAATGAAAAGTTAAGATGACACTAAAAGAATATGGCGTTATTAAAACAGAGATAATGCAAAGATTGTATGATGAAAACCCGTTTGAAAAGGGCAATGAAGTCGGCCGTAAGATTTGGTTTGATAAAGTACAACAAGAATCTGCTGGATTATGGGAGCAGATAGATGAAGAAGAAAAATCTAAACTGAAATTCGATTTCCCATTTGATACGGATAATTAATGGCTAAGAAGACAACTCAAGATATAAAAAGAAAAATTAATATTGACGCATTTACAATATTTGGTAAATCTCTGGATGATCTGAATAATTATGAAAAACTATTTCTGCAAGTGAAGTCTCTTAATGAAAAAATAATAATTGTATATGAATTAGTAAGTAGACTACAAGCAGACGTTGATGCTTTAAAGGAGAATTAAATGCACGCTCGTGTAAAACCCCTCGGTACAGACATTTTGATCAAAGTTCTTAACCCTGAAGAACAAGAATCTAAGACTTCAGGAGGACTTTATATACCAGAAGAAGCCAACCCTTTTGCAGGAAAACTCTACAAGGCAGAAGTATTAAAAGTAGGTGGTGATGTTGATAAGATATGCTCAGGCGATATTATTCTCTGTAAGTACCAGACTGGTATAGAAGTAGACTATGACGTGATCATCATGAAAGAAGAGGAAGTAATTGGAAGATTCTAAAAATATATATAGCGAATTATATAGCTGCTATAAATGCTCTGAGATGATCTGCCTTCAGGGTCCAGAAAGTAGAGATTGGTGTTCAGGATGTACGGGTGAGGGTGCTGGTAAGCATTGGCATGTAGAGTGTCCCATAAAATAGAGATTGCTTATAGCATATTTCATAGTCTACGCTGCTCTAGGTATAAATTTTATCTAGAAGGATGGTACTACTATGCTCATGAGACCTCCAGAGTCACTCGGTGGAAAATACGGTGACTACGGCCCAATAAAACTTAAAATAGAATCAAGTTATAATGCCAATCAATCTATATGGCAAGTTTATTGGAACGAGGCAACACTCGATGTAGCTCTTGAAGCAGGACTGACTGACCTACAGGCTGGTACTAACTCCACATTCACCAACAACAACAACCGCGGACAGTTCTACTTTAACCACGTAAGACCTTTGGGATTACAGCTTAAGGGATACCAACAAAAGAACCGCAAGTCGCTTGTAGTTGTACCTGGAGAGAACGGTGACCAGAAGACTGCTGATCAGTGGTCAAAGATACTCCTCACGCTATTTAATAAAGAAAACATCTACTCAACTATCTCCGAAGCGTTCCACCAGGGCGCGTTCATGACCGGCATGAACTTACTTCAAGTCTATATGGACTGGACTCGCGACCCTGTTAATGGCGACCTTAAAGTTGAGAACTTGGCTTATAATAGATTCTTCATCGATCCATACTATAGAGATAAAATATATCTATCAGATTGTAGTTTTATATGGAAACGTAGCTACGTAACGCATAGTGAAGCGGCAGCTCTCATGCCCGAACACTATGAACGCATTATGTCTATACCTGGCAATCCAGCCGGAGCAGGTTCACGCGATGGTCGGTTCCAGTGGCTACCTGAAGCTTACGGCCAATCTCAAAAGAATGTCATATCATACGACGAATACTACTACCGCGATTACCGTGAACAGATATTATTGATAGATACTGATACTGGCGAGACAAGAGAATTCTTCGATGATGGCACATTGCCACTTGCTGATTTCTTAGAAATGAACCCCAACGTAACATTCATACGACAAGATGTGCCTACCATACGTGTAGCAATCATGATCCAGGATGAAGTATATTAC